GGCGGGGTGCGGGTGCGGTGGTCATGGGCTGGTGGGTCCCTTCGGAGATGAGGTGAAGGCGGTTGTGGCGGGCGGCCGCGGGGCCGCCCTCGAGGTCGATCTGGTCCAGCAGGGCGAGCAGCGCGCGAACGGTCACGGCTGCTCGCCGCGGGGCGTGGGCGGCGGGGGCGGCAGGCAGGTGATGTGCCAGCCGTCGGCGCGCAGGGCGGCCACTGCGGCGTGCCCCACGGCGTGCGCCTGGTCGCCGCTCACGCCGAGGGCGGCCTGGATCTCGGCCGCGATCACAGCGGCGCAGGCCTCGGCGACGGCGCCCAGTGCGCGGCTCACCGCTGCGGCCTCGGCCACGTGCCGCGCCGTACGGCGGGGCGGCGGCGTGGGAACGGGATGACACGGGAGTTCGACACGATCCGGGGCGCGGGGCCGGCGCAGGTCGCCACGTGCGGCATGGCGCGCCACTCGAGGTGCTCGAGGGTCGGGCGGTCCGTGGTCAAGACCCGGGAGCGCAGCGTGCCCGTGCCGTCGGTGTAGACGGCCAGGTTTCCGTGGTCGTCAGGCTCGGCGTTCACAGGCTGGCGCTTGCCCGCCGCGGTGATGGCCCAGCGGATGCCCTGCTGGCAGCTGGGGCACGTGGTGATGCCTTGTGGATTGGGCATGGGGTCCTCCGGTCAGGTGCCGGTCTCGTGGTCGGGCTGGGCGGCCAGGTACGGGGCGACCAGGCGGTGGCCGTACACGCGCATGGCCTGCGTGGCGCCGAGTTCGGCGACGGCCTGGTGGATCTCCTCGGGCGTGGCGGCAGCGCGCAGCGCCTCCAGCTCCTCCCGGGAGACCTGTTGCGGCGAGCGGACGGGAAGCAACAGCGGCCTCTGGCTGCTGCCGCTTTTCTGCTCGGCCGGGGACGGGCCGCAGCCGCCGGGCGGGCTCGGTACGGGGCGCAGCGTGGGCGCGGTGCCCGAGCCCGCAGACTCCTCGAGGGCCTCGCGCACGCGTGCGTCCTGTGGTTGACCACCCAGACCAGCCATCTCGTGGGTAGAGCCGTGGGTACTACCTGGGTTGTTCGGGGGGCGGTCCCCCGAACCGTTCGGGGGGCGGTCCCCCGAACTCGGTCGGGGGGCGGTCCCCCGAACTCCCTCGCCGGTGTCGGCCGGAAGTTCGGGGGGCGGTCCCCCGAGGTCGGAGGCGGCGGGGAGTTCAGGGGGCGGTCCCCCGAACTCCCCGGCCTCCCTGTCGGCCCACGGGGCTGGCTTCCGCTCGGTCCCCTTGCGTGCCGCCCGGGCCTGCTTGGCGTCCTCCCGGCTCTGCTTCACGCCGTCCAGGTAGGCGGCCGCGGCAGCCCAGTCCGGGCGGGGCGCGGGCAGGATGGCGTACAGCACGGGGCGGCCCCGGCGGCGCTCGCCGACGATCGTGACGACCCCGGCAAGCCGGGCGGCCTCCAGGCGGTCGCGGGTGTCCTTCTCGTCGGCGCCGGCGGCCTTGGCAATGTCCTGGATCCTGATGGGCTTGCGGTCCCCGTTGAAGCGCAGCTCACCGTTGGCGCTGGCCATGGCGCGCAGGGCGTAGAGCAGGGTGAGGACGCCAGGCTTCAGCGCCCGGGGCATCTCCCGTGACCAGCGCCAGGCGATCGCGTTGCCGAAGGCGTTCGGCACGCTGCCCGGGCGGGTTTCCTGCTCTTCGTCGTGCACGATGGCCTCTCGCGTGGTGGGTGGCTGTGGTCCGCGGCCCTCTGGCCCGGAGCCGGGTCAGACGGCGCGCAGCCGGGCGAGGACATAGCGGGGGATGACGGGGCGCAGCACGGCGTACTCGTAGGCGGCGGGGCTGGCGGCGTTGCGCTGGACCCAGCCGCGCGACTCGAGGGTGCGCAGCTGGACGACGATCTGCCCGTGGTTCAGCCCGGTCGCCTCGGCCAGGCCGCCGAGGTAGGGCTGACGCTCGCGGGGCAGGTCGCCGGTGCCGGCGTTGGCGAAGGTGAGCAGCGTGAGCGCCACGAGGCGGGAGTGCGGGGTCATGCGGCTGGCGCGGATCCCCTGCTCGTACAGCGGCCGAAACCGCTCGCCCCGCAGGAGGGTGCCCGGTGCCAGCAGGTCGGCGGCGCGGCGGGCCTCGTCCCGGTTGGCGACGTCGCGCGGGGTCGGAACGGACCGGTGGATGGTGTCAGTGGTCACGAGAGATCTCCTGCTCGGTGGTGTCGGGGGCGGGCTCCCGGTGGATGGGCCACCCCGGGCCCGGGGTGGCCTCGCGCTGGCCCTTCTCCGCAGCGGGGGTGTGACGGGCGCAGCGCCAGCCGCAGGGGTACAGCCGCGGGCGCATGAGGGTGTGCGGGACGGCGAGCGACTCGCATCCGTGCTTGGAGCCGCTCACGTCTCCTGAGCCGCCTGTGCCTTGCGGTGCATGAACTGGCGCCGCGGCTCGAGCAGCGCGAACTGCAGGGCCCGTTCGGTGTGCAGCCCGTAGGTGTAGGCGGAGTCCGCGGTGCCGGCCGCGACGCTCAGCGCGTCGTGCACCAGCCCCGCCTCGTGGTCCAGCAAGGGCTGTTTGCTGTCAAGGTCGGCGGCGTACCCGGCGGCGTCCAGGCACGTGGCGAGCCTGTCGTACGCGGTGGCCAGCTGCCGGGCCCCGGCGTACCGCTCCAGCCCTTCGACGCGGAACGCCCCGGGCAGCAGGGTGCGGCGGTCGTCGGCCAGCGCGAGGATCACGCCGTTGGGGTTGTGGCCGGCCTGGACGGTACGGATCGCCCACGCGCCTCCGGCGGCGAAGCACAGTGCGGCGTTCTCGTACAGCTGGTGCAGCCGGGAGACCAGGGCGCCGTACGTGTCGCCGAGGGTGAACACGGCGTGCGCGTGGGGCTCACGGGTGACCGGGGTGCGGTGCCAGCCGGTGGCGTTCGGGCCGGGCTGACCGGCCACCTTGCCGTCGTGCAGACGGCGGCGGTCGATCTCGACACCGGCCTGGAGGCTGAGCGCGGCGGCGTGCGCCAGCTGGTACTCGCGGGCAGCCTCGCCGAGGGCGCGCACGCTGTCGGCAAGGTCTTCAAACCAGGGCTGGGCCATGGCGGTCATGTGGCATCCGATCTTGAGAGAGTGGAGACCGGGCGGGCGGGCCGGTTGTCCGGCACGGCCCGCCCGCCCGGGTTTCAGGGGTGCGCCTTCCGGCGGCGCGGCGACGGCCGGTGCGCGGGCCGGCTGTCCAGGCGCAACCTGGCGAGCAGCGCGCAGACCAGGAACAGGACGGCGGCGGCCGGCGGGCGGGACTCGGGCCTGCGGTCCAGGCGCCACTTGATGAGCAGCGCGTAGACCAGGAACAGGGCGAAGGCGCCAGCGACAGCGGCAGAGACGCTCACCGCAGGGCCGCCCGTTTGCTCTGCCCGGGCAGCGGCAGGCCGCTGTCGGGACGGACGAGACCGAGCTGCTGCGCACGGTGCAGGGCCTCGCCGGGCGTGTCGACGCCCAGCCGCGCGCAGAGCTTGGCGCGGTGGTCCCGTACCGTCCGCTCGGTGACCCACAGCCGCGCCGCGGTCTCGCTGAGCTGCTCGCCGGCGGCGAGCGCCAGCAGGACCGCGAACTGCTGCTCGGTCAGGTCCTGGACGGACACCTTCGGCAGGTCGGGGGGCGGGTTGTAGAGCGTCAGCGTGCGCACGGCCAGGGCCTGGATCGCGCGCACGGACAGCGGGATGCGCAGCTGGTCGGCGGCGGCGAGCATCGCCCGCTCGAGGCGGGCCTGGTCCTGGGTCACTGGCCCTCCGCCTCGAGCCTGTCGGCCTCTTCGTCCAGCAGCTGGTCGGCGGAGGTGGCGATCAGGGCGCCCGCGTTCTGCACGTTCCGCACGTGCTGCGCGGCCTCGCGCAGCGTGTCGGGGCACAGGGCCTCGGCCTGGGGCGTGAGGGCGTAGGTGATGGGGTCCTCGTCGACGGTGCGTTCGCGCGGTCCGTCCGGGTCGGGCGCCTGGTCGGCGACGGACCAGCCCTTGACGCTGATGCCCTCGTAGCGGGCGACGGCCTCGAGGAACACGCCGGGGCCGTAGGTGCTGGGGGAGCTGGTCACCTCGGCGTCGAAGAGGCGGGCGAACTCCAGGACGGCCGGGCTGTTCTGACTGAAGAACAGGTGCAGGCTGTACACGCGGTCGCTCGAGGACAGGCGCACGTCGACGTCGGTGGGCAGGGTGTGCAGCTGGCTGACGACCTGCTCGGCCCGGGAGAGGGCGTTCATGAGGCTGTCGCGCTGGGGCGTGGTGTCCTCGGTGATGGCGACGGCCTGGTGGTGGATGGTGTCGGTACTCTTCACGTGAGCCTCGTTCGTGTCGTGAGGTGATGAGTGGCGGGGTCGGGCCGGGGGCATCCGGGCCGGCCCCGTTTGGCGTGTCAGGCGGCGTGGGGCAGCCCTCAGCGCGGTTGGGGGTGGGTCAGGCGGTGGCGGCGAGCTGCTCGCCGTGCTCGGCCATCCAGTCGCGGACCTTCTCCAGGTCGAAGCGGAAACCGCGGGCGCCGAACGGCTCCCGGGGCATGCCGGCCTCGACCCACTGGCGCACGGTCCACTCGGAGACGCCGTAGTACGTCTCGAGTTGCTTCTGGCTCAGCAGCGGCAGGAGGCCGGCCGGGAGGGCGGCGACGCGGTCACTCTTCCTCGGCATTGGAGGTTGACCTTTCGATATTCGAAGTCGAAGGTGTGGGCATGGCGAAGAGGTCCTGGAGGGGCGCGCTCGTCTCCCGGTGGAGTGCCTCGGCGACAAGCCAGGCCGTAGTCCACTCGCAGCGTTCGCGAGCGCTCCTGCCCTGCCCCACGAGGTGGCCGACGGCTGCCGGGCTGACGCCCTTCCCGGCCGGGTCCACCCGCTTCGTCGCCTCGGCGAGTTGGGGGATGGAGAGGCCGGCGCGGGCCATGGCGGCGCGTATCGGTCTGCCGCCGTCTCTGCGGTTCAGTTTGGGCATGAAGGGACCTCGTGCCGTGTGGCTGGTAGCCCCCGGTTGGGGTGCTTCGATATTTCTACTTTCGAAGTCGAACTCTGTCAACGAGTCTCACCGAGCCGTACCGAGGATCGCCGAGTTTGGCCCGTCAGAAGCGGGGCACCCAGGACCAGGCCTGTGGCGGCGACATATGCCGCGCACAACGGCGCGTGACAACGGGGTCGCGCGCCGCTAAGTTTTGCGCCAAGCTTCTACTTTTACTTGCGAAATGTAGAAGGTCAGGGCACCCTTGCGGGCGTGAACACTCCCGAGCCCGCCGCGCCTGCCGAGGGCGAGACCTTCGCGCAGCTCCTCGCCGCGCTCAAGGACACGTACGGCACCAACGACAGCCGCATCGCGGACCGCATCGGCGCCCACGTCTCCACGGTCAACAACTGGGCCCACGGCAAGAGCAACCCGCGGCCGGCCGCCCTGCGCGCCCTCGCCCAGGAGTTCCCCAAGTTCACCGAAGAGCGGCTCTTCGCCTCGGTCGGCAAGCGAGCGCCGGCCCCGATGCCTTCCGACCGGCGAGCAGCGGTCCTCGAGGTGTTCGACAGGCTGACGGAAGAGCAGCAGCAGCTGCTGCTGATCCAGGCCGCCGCGGTCGCCGAGACCAACGACCGCCAGCCCTGACGGGCCGCGCGCTCCCCCCGTACAACCCTCACGCCCAGCCGCGAGTCTCAGCTAGAAGGCCATCGTCACACCCTGTCAGGGACCGTGCGTTTTCCGTACGCGAACTGGTCGCAAAATCGACCCTGCGCATGTACCGTCGGTCACGCGCTTGACGTCCTCCCCCGTCGGCCACACCTGCCACAAGTGTCGATGCCGGGAGGGTGCCCATGTGTGTCCGGATTCAGTACGCGCCGCGCAGCGAGATCTGCGACCCCTGGGACCGAGCCCGGAACGTGATCATCATCCCGGACGTCCTGGCCGCAACCACCCTCTTCGCCTTCCGCGCGATACGCGCCGTACTTCACGCAATCGACGTCGCGCAGCCCGAGATCGGTGCACGCTGCTGGTGCGGGGAGTCCATCAGCCTCCCCGCAGCCACTATCGGGCAGCGACTGGACGAGGTGACCGACCTTGGTAAGTGACACCCACACCCCGGCGGCGAAGGGCCACAGCCATGCCGCGTAGAGCCGCGAACAACCCCCGCCAGCTGCGCTCCAAGTCGTGCGGCTGCAAGCTGTGCATGGAGGCGTACCCGCCTGACGAACAGGGCGAGCGCCGGACGCGGCGGGACTGCATCGGCTCCTGGCAGGCCCGCTACAGAGACGCCAACGGCCAGCAGAAGGCGAAGAACTTCCCGAGGAAGCGGGAGGCTGACGCCTTCCTGGACGAGGTCCGCGGCGCCGTACGGCAGGGCACCTACCTGGACCCGAAGCGGGGCGACATCACCCTCGAGAAGTGGTGGGCGGAGTGGTGGCCGGCCAACACCCCGAGCAGGCCCACCACTCGGAACCGGAAGCTGTCCTCATGGACAGTGCACATCCGCCCCAAGTGGGGGAGCCGCAAACTCAACTCCCTCACCTACCTGGAGATCCAGACCTGGGTGGCGCAGGAGTTGAAGGGCCACGCGACGCAGACGAAGGTCCTCGAGCTGCTGCGGATGATGCTCCGTGACGCCGTCCGGGACCAGCGCATCTCCTTCAACCCGGCGGCCGACGTGACCAAGACGGCCTCCCCGCCCGCCAGGCACCCCGACGACCTCACCCCGCCCACTACAGAGCAGTACGCCCTCGTGCGCGAGCAGCTCCCCGTATGGTGGATGCCCGTTGTCGACTTCCTCGAGGACACCGGCCTCCGCTGGGGCGAACTGGCCGGCGTCCGCCGGGTCTTCCTGGACCTGGAGGCTGACACGGTCAAGGTGAGGGAAGTGGTCATCGACGACCGCGGCACCCTGCGTCGTCAGGGCATCCCGAAGACGACCGCAGGCTTTCGCACGGTACCGCTGACCGCGAAGGCGCAGACGGCCGCGCTGGCAATGATCGAGCGCCTGGCGCCAGCAGCCACGTCAACACCGGTGGAGTCGGGCATGCACCCCGAGGAACTGGTGTTCCGCGGGCCGCTCGCCGGGACCACCAAGAAGGTCAACGGCGTGGAAGTGCCAGTCGAAGGCGCGCTCAGCAGGAACAACTTCCGCAGGGTCTGGCTCCCGGCCATCCAGGCCGCCGGGATCGCCCGCATGGTCACCAACCCCGACACCGGCCGACGGGAGTGGTGGCCGCGCGTCTCGGACTACCGGGACCGGTTCGCCTCCCGGCTGCACGAGGCCGGCATGTCGGAGGTAGACGTCCAGTACATCCTGGGCCACGAACGCGGAGGCAAGGTGACGTGGATGTACACCCACCGCGGAGAGCGGGCACTCGACAACGCCCGCGATGCACTGGCCGGCGGCCGCCACCTGCGGGCTGTCTCATGATCGGCGCGGGGCCGGATTCCACAACGGGTCCACAAAACCCCCTCTGTGCCCCTCGCCGAGACTCGGCGAAACTCGGTAGAGGCGGGTCACAGGCCCGTTGACCTGCACACGGAGCCGCCCGGCGAGACTCGGCGAAACTCGGTAACCACTGCACGTGACTTTGCATGGCAGATGTCAGGGGTTCGACTCCCCTAGGCTCCACAGCAGGTCAAGCGCCCTCCGGGACTCATCCCCGGAGGGCGCTCCCATGATCAGAGTCCGCATAGAGTCCACAACACCACAGTGCCCCCTGCAATAGTTCACACGTTCGGGGGCTGGATTATGTTCAACTCGCACGTACAGTGGACGATCACGAGGGAGGAAAGCGCATCCCCCCTGCGCGTCTCTCGCGTGTCTGCAGGAGTCTGGCGGGGAGGCCAGCCCAGCAGGACAGGGCCCCCGCCGGATGTATCGGCGGGGGCCCTTGTCGTACACCGTAGACCGCCCCTGAGCCGTTTTGCCTCTGAGGCACGACCCCTTGACTAAGCCATGGAGTCGGGGGCCAGTACGCCGCGGCCGACCACCCGACCTGGAGTCGCCTTCAGTGTCGTTTTGGCAGGTCAGGGCGGTTCACTGCGGGAGGTCGGTAAAAGCCTGGTGTCACCAGGCTGACATCCGATCATGCCCGCCACAGCGTTTGTCGCGTGCCAGCAGACCTCCCCGGTGAGTCCCGGATCGATGACGAACTGCTGCGCATCGGCCAGCAAATCCGCCGGGCCCGCGAGCGCCGAGGGCTCACCCAGGAGCGTGTGTTCCTGGCGATCCCCATGAACAGGTCCCACTATCAGGAGATCGAGGCCGGCCAGGCGAACCCCACCCTGCGGACCCTGCTGCGGATCGCTCATGCCATCGACGTTCCACTGGCCGAGCTAGTGGGGTGAGCGGCCGCCCCGGTAGATCTTCGGCACGGGCGGCCGCTCTCTTCCGGATGGAAGGCCGACACCTCGAAGGAGGAGTCCCCCCTGGCTGGCGGCCAGGAGTCTGTGTGCGGGCGGCTGCTCCACGGTCTCAGCACGAGCAGCCGCCCTCCCCCCGGGCTACAGACCAGGGGGTGAGCGGGCCGCCTTCTTGTGGTGCTTCGCCGTCGGCGGCCCGCTCGTCCTGGCGCCGACCCTTCAGGCAGGGCGGCGTTGCCAGGAGTTGGGTGAGCGGCCCGTCCCCGACGGGGTACGAGGCCGGGCCGCTCGGGTCCCGCGCCCGGTGCGATCGGCGGACTGCACTCCGGGCGCGGGGGCTATCAGCCGAGACCGACCGGGGCGGTCTGGTGCGGCGTCGGCCGGCAGGGAATCCGGCACACGGTGATCGTGGACCCGGCGCCCGTGGCGCCGTAGTGGTCGATCCGCTCGGCCTCGTCGTCGGTGAGCGGCCGGTCGCAGCGCTGGCAGAACATCAGCGGCCCTCCCTGATCATCCGGTTGGCCGCGATCGCGAACGGGCAGTTCGGGTCCCGCCAGCACTCGTCGCATTCGCGGCTGTGGAGGAACAGGGCGGCGTACGCCTTGTCCGCCACGCACCGCTTGCAGCCGCGGGGGAACCAGTCGAACGAGCCGTCCAGGCGCTTCTTCCGGACCGGGCCGAAGTCGACGGCGGTCTCCGGGGTGAGGGCGATGCCGTCCCACACGCACGTCGCGCCGCGCACCTGCGCCTCGGTCAGCCCGGTCAGGCTGGGCAGGATGATCGCCGCCAGCACTTGGTGCCGCGCGTCGTCGGCGGTGGGGGTGTCGCCCCTGGGGGCCTCCTGCGTAGTCTTCTCCATGTCGTCGCTCCCTTGTAGCGTCGGCATCGGACCCTCGCGACCGCTGGCCAGTAGTCGCGGGGGTCCGCTATGTGATGGGGACACTACCCCTAGTACGGGGTAGTGCACCCTCGGATACGCCCAACTTCTACCGATCGCGGGCGCACGGGGCCCGTGCCTACGGTGCACAGGTGATCGATGAGTGGGCGCAGGACCGGCCGCGGTGGGAGCAGATCGCCGACGTCATCCGGGAACGGATCGCAGACGGCACGTACCCGCCGCGCTCCCGCGTGCCCTCCGTCCAGCAGATCGTCACGGAAACCGGCGTAGCCGTCGACACCGCACAGAAGGTGCTCGCAAACCTCCGAGAGCAGGGCGTCATCTACACCGTGCGCGGACTCGGCTCGTTCGTCGCCGACCGGCCCCGGGCATGACGAAATGCCCCCGCCCTCCCCATGAGCGGGGAGAGCGGGGGCATAGGTGGCTGGGGGTGAGTCGTCCCGGGCCGGCCTCCCACCACGGGGCCGGGCCGGGACTCACGGAGTGATGTCGTGCAGGTACGGGCGGACCTCGTCCGGCACCGGCTGCGGGGGCGGCGGCGGCTCGAGGCGCTGCTGCCGCATGTAGGCGACCAGGGACCGGGCCCACCCGGCGATGTACCGCAGGGCGAAGTCCTGCGCGGTGATCCTGGCCCGGTCCCGCTCGGCCTCTTCCTCCAGCTCGTCGATGCGCTGGCCCTGCCGGGTGATCTCTCGGTCCATGCGGTCGGTGACGGTGGTGAAGTCGTCCCGGCGTTGCTGGCCGCGCGGCTGGCGCCGGCCGATGATGGCGGTGGTGATACCGCCGATGGCGGTGACGCCGGCGACGGCGAGCGCACTGAGCGCGGTCAGCATTTCAGGTCTCACGCGGCTGCTCCGTTCGTGCGGGTGGCTCGTCCCATCCGATCGCTACGAGGTTGACCGCACCGAACGAGCCGAAGATCAGGGCGATGACCCAGCCCCGGGGGGATTCACTGAGCGGCCACCAGGAGACGAGGTAGGCCCCGGCCCAGGCGGACGCGATGAGCCATACCGCGACGTACCCGGGCCAGTCCCGGCGCTGCGGCAGCCACGCGCAGATGAGGGCGGTGACGCCGGCGGCGATCCAGGCCCAGCCCCACGCGGTGAGCGGCATGGCCTTGAGGAGCAGCGTCAGGCCTTGCCGGTCGCCGGTGGGCTGGACGACCTGCCCGGAGCCGTACCCGGCGGCGACGATGCCCTTGAGGGTGAGGAGTGCGCCGCGGCGGCCCAGTCGCCTGGTGAGCCGCCGGGCCGCCCACCGCATCAGACGCTCGGCGCCGTGCTGGCGCTGTTCTTCGGCCCGATCAGGCGGGCCGCGATCCCCTTCACCAGGGTCACGACGGCGGCCAGGCCGGCGGTGCCGACGCCCTCCCAGAAGGAGACGGTGAGCATGTCGGCCGGGCCCGCCGCGAGGGCAACCGCGCCGGCCGCGCCGAGGAACGTCCAGATGATCCGTTCGATCAGGTCGACCGCGTAGGTGCGGGCGGTCTTCACGACGGTCTGGGTGTCGGGCAGGTTGATCTCAGACATGGGTCAGTCCTTCACGTCGAAGCCGTGCCGCTTGCCCAGCTGGACCAGCGACGTCTTGCCGGGGATGCCGTCGGCGTCGGTGC